ATTTTGTGACGAAGAAGGACTGCTGAGTTATTTGCCCTACCTCTTTGTGCGTTTTGTTCCCACCAATTTCCTGATTTACATGAAATCATTTCTTCATCGTCAGCTGAGAATAATGAGATAAGTGCCGCTCTTCTAATACCACCTGCAAGTACCGCATCTGCAATATGACATACAATATCATGGGTTTCAATCGGTGTTAGTTTTTCACCATCTTTTTTGTTATCCAACACTTTTGTTATATGGTGAATACAATCTTTAAGTGGTTGAGGTCCTGGCGCCTTTCCTCCTGATGTTACAAGCATCGCCCCTTTTTGTCTGATGTCTGAAAAATCAAATATAGGTGTTGATGATTTGTAACCTAAATAAGATTCCATTAATACTTTAATAGCATCCGCCCATCCTTCAATTGAGTCACCAATAAGGTATCTTCTTGTTCTTTCAGGATTTGGTTTTTTAATATCTGGTAGTTTTTCAACGTGGTGTTTTTGAACTGAGTAACCAACTCCTGTTCCACCTAAAAGTAAAAACATTGTTTCAGAGAATGAGTCGACGTGGTCGATTGGCATATATGCACAATTATAAACTCTGTTTGGTGAAATCTCAATTGGTTTACCGCCGAATTGTAATGATCTCATTGATGGTAATACTTTCTTGTCGTATACCATTTTGTATACCTCCTCAATCTCATCTTTGATTTGGGGGTACTTACGTTGGTGCATTTCTTTGTTGCGAGTTACCAACTCTTCCCAAGTCTCTCTCCTGTTTAATTCGGGTTGAAACTTAGCGTATTTCATAAAGACAGTAATGTCACTTAATATTTTTTGCGAAATATCCATTTTATTCAAATTTAATAATTTATTTTAAGATTCTTGTTGTTCTTTTTGTTTTTTCTTTTCTAAAAGTTCTTTGATTCGGCTACGGTTTCTTTCTTCTTTTTGTTCCTCGTGTCCAAGAAACGTAACACTTTGTTCTGTGTCGATTTCTAACATGCCGTTATCAAATTTACAGTTTTCAAATATAACACCATCTTTACCAATTCTTGATTTGGTGATTGCGATGGTTGCTAAATTCATCTCTTTTTGTTGTAGACTCTTAGCCACCGTAATAATTACGTGACCAACTTGTGCCTTTTTGATTGATCCACCCATTTGATCTGTTGTTACAACCTCTGATGATATTGAGTTTCTATTACCTTGTGTTGCAGTCCACCCTGCGATATCCAATTCGTGACACATAGCCTCAAATCCTCTCATAACTGAACCTTCACTTTTCCATTCGTCACCTAAGTTCTTGTCTGGTACTACACAATCGATATAATCTAAAATTATCATATCAATTTTTGTTCCCTCGGCAATCATTTTTCTAACTTGGTTCTTAATCTGATTCATGGTTACGGTATCGGACGCCAACTTTTTCATAATCAACTTATTTTTTCTTGTTGTTTGAATATGTTTAACTTTTTCCATTACCTCCCCCCTGTTTTCAGTTAAATCGTCAGGGTGAATTCCAGTCCAAAGTGTTATGTGTTTTCTTTGGATAATTTTTGGGTTGTCTTCAAAGAATATTTGAAGTACATTATATCCCAAATTAAACGCGTGATTTGCAATTTTGGTAGTGAATGTTGATTTACCAACTCCGGTAGGGGCTAAAATAACGCCAATTTCTCCTTTGGCTAATCCTCCTTTTAATAAGTTATCAATACCGGGTACACCAATAGGAATTGGATGTCTGTAATCATCATTTAATACCTCATCAAGGTTAAAGAACACGTCTGTAGTCCCTTTATCTACTTCACCAACTTGGAGAGCTCCTCTTACCATTTCTTCTAACTTATCGTAACTCTCGAAATCACCTTTATCAATGATTGATTGAGCTTTTGTCATTACTTTTTGGAGTTCCTGTTGTTTACAGAATTTTAAGGACTTTTCTTGAACAAATATAGATCCTTCATCTGAAACGTTCTTAACCTGTTCTAATGTATCTAATATGCTCTTTTGAGCCATAGGTGAACTGATTTCTGATTTTGTTAATTGTTCAAGGGTATCAAATGTCGGAGTATGCTCATAATTTGTATAATATTCTCTAATCATTTGACAAATGATTCTAAAATATTGGTTATCAAAATAGTGAGGATCAATAACTTCTATGATGGAATTAGCGAAATCTTTATATGTTACTATGTTGTTTAAAAGTTGTATTTGAAAAGTATTTCCTAAGTATCCGAAGTTCTTTTTGTCTGACATATTTTATAGATTTTTGTTCTGTGTTTTAATAAATACTATTAAGCCAATGAATAATTCAAGTAATTAAAAGATAAATTTTTCTCTGATAAAATGTCAGTTAGGTCTCTTAAAATTGTTTTTATGGATGGGCGTATATCCAGGGTATATCTTACCTTTGGTGGGTATACTTTTGCGTCAATAACTCTATGACAAATTGTCTCATTTCCGACCTTTAAAATAATGTTAAATACTTCAGGTCCGTCTGTGTTTGATGTTTCTAAAACGGTTGGGTCTTCTTCTATTTGGAATCGGTTTTCCAACATATAAACCATACACTTATTTCTTAATTTTGTTTGTAGCTCTTCAGATAAATCTTTAATGTATTCATACAACTCTGTACTGTTCTTACCTTTTGGGTTAAAACCTTTTACATTAAAAAATCTTTGTACAACAAAATTATTGTTAAGTGTCATTAGGAATTCAACCTTTGTTACATCATTCTGCTCTTTCATAATTTTACTTTTTTGTTTTGAATTTTGTTTTTTCTTTTCTTGTTAACTTTAAAAATGGTTTTAAAAAATATACCCACTGTTCGTCCCCTTTTGGTAGGTATTTAAATAATCCGTCCTCCATCATCATCCGAATTAAGTTTTTATATCCTCTTCCGTCAGGATCCAATGACTCTGAGTAATACGCTTCAACTAATTCTTTTCCTTCTTCACTAATAAGTGGTTCTGATAAATCTACAATCTTTTTATTGATTATAAAAAACTCGTCACCAAAAATACCCTCTTTTGTTTTACCCGTCAGTAAATTTTTAAGAACGGTATTGTCTTTTTGTTCTTTTAGTAGTTCCTCACCTCTTGTTAAAATATCGGAAAATGAAACTTCTTTTTCAAGTAGCTCAGGAAATAATTTAACAAAAGTTTTCTCACCAAAATAATAGATACCATCAATATTATCTGATTTATCGCCCGATAGGATTTTAAATGTTTTTATATTATAGTGAGGAACTTCAATTTCTTTTAATTTAATCATATCACCTTTCTTATAATACTTCTTTGTGTTAGGTGAATAGATTGTTACATCATCAGTGATAAGTTGCGTAAGGTCTCTATCTCCACTAAAAATAGTTTTATCCTCTCCTTTAGAAATTTGACAATAGTACGCAATTAAATCATCCGCCTCAGAGTTTGGGAACTCAACTTGTCTAACAAACATTTCTTCAAGGTATTCCTTAACTCTATGTTTTTGTTTGTTAAACGATTCTTCTTTAAAATCTTCTGTTACTCCTTTTCGGTTAAGTTTGTATTTTGGGTAGATTAACCTTCTTTGGGACGAGTTAGTTTCTCCGTCCCAAAACACAACTACCTTACTGAAGTTTTCTTCGTCTATGAACCGACGTAATGTGTTTAGAAAGTGCCAAAGACCTCCAATATGTTCACCTTTGTTAAAGTAATCTTTAACACCGTGAAATCCAATTTTTAAAAGGTTGTTTCCGTCAACCAATAACGTCTTTGTCATTTCTGTATTATTACAGGGTTCTTACTCAACTTCTTCTTTTTCTGCTTTCAAATCAAAGTCACCATCAACTCCGATTATTTCTTTCCAATACTCAGCATGATCTTTTTTGTATTGTTCAATAGATGCCTTTTCTTCTGACGCTTCTTTCCCTGGTAAAAATCCGTGTGGTGTTACTATAATCTTACCGTCTTCAAATCCAAGTCCGTTAATGTGGTTTTTCATAACAGACACTTTTGTTCTTGATGCGAACTTAACTGTTCGTTTGTCTTTTGTTGCGGTAATCTTAGTCGTACCAGCACCTTTTTGGTTACCAAATAAAAACACTAAAGATGAATTTAACCAAATCGCCTCACCACCTTTTGCCTTAATTTTTGGTTGACCGAATGGATTATCAGGTAATTCAACCCAAGGTTGATTAACAATGATTAGGGTGTTTTCAAATTTAGAATCGGATTTACGTGAAC